TATTATCTTTGTTAAAAATATAATTTATATAATTAGTTGCTTGTTCAGCAAGAGGTACATCTTCAGATTTTACAGGCTCACACTTTACTACTTGGTCGGATGCTGTAAAAATTCTAAGTAGGTTAGGCAAGATGGTTTCAATTGTATCTGAAACATCTGTACTAACAACTTGGGATCTACCATCTATCTCAGTACCAAGCTTTTCACCCATGTAATATTCCATAGATTTTTTTCTTTGAGAAGTAAGATTACTTCCCATAAAACCTATAGCGTTATTAATCTCTGAGTTTATTATTCCTCTTAATTTTTCGTCTGTAATTTTTTCTGCCATATTAAACTATATAATTTGTATTAACTGATATTTCTTGTTTCCAATCGGTTACTTCTGCACCCTCACCCACAATACCAGTTCTAAAACTATCGGCAGCATGAGAGGCATAGTTATGATGAGGCTTATTTCTAAAGCATTGGTTTCTGTCATCCCATCTTTTTTGATAAGCTTTTAAATATTCAATGCCTCTTTGACATTTATTTTTATCAAACCAACAATTCGGTAAAGCTTTTCTTACAGCTTCTATTCCATCTTCAATAGATAGTTTAGGTGCTACTTCAAAAGCAATACCTAATTCTAAAGCACTATCTAATCTTGACTTACCATAATTACCTAGTTCCCTAACTTTAATATCATGGGGAGCTATGTGTTTAGAATAGTCATAACCTTTTTGGTCAAGAATATTTGCATAGTGATCTAAGCCCTCACCAGCATTTTCATAAAAATCTATTAATCTTATTTCGCCTTTGAACCTTTGGACAAACCAAATACAAGTCGTATCGTTTAATCCAAGATCCCACCAAGTTTCGACATCTATATTGTCGTCATAAGGCACTTCAATAATTCTGTCTTTGCTTTCTAATTCTTCTATGATTGCACCATAATAAGAACCAGTTATTGCAGCTTGGAAACTGCACTCAAATTCTTGTTCGTATAAATCTTCTGACATCATCTGCTTTGCAGCATCTAATTCTTCTTGATCTAAAATTTTTGTTTCACTAGCTTTAAACAAACCAGAATACCAATCTTTATTTTCTTGTGCGTCTTTATACAATTGATAGAAATAATTGCGGCCTCTGGGAGTTCCAATAAACACACACCACCCTTTTCGATCTGCTAAAGCTGGTCTTATAACCTCTGGAAAGATAGTTGGTTTTATACTTTGCGTTTCATCAAATACACAACCATCTAAAAAAATCCCTCTTAGAGCTTGATCGTTTTCTGCTCCAAGAATTGTAATCCTTGAACCATTTGGTAGATCACATCTTAATTCTGACTCATTAAACTTAGTGCCAGGTATTTTCCCAGCAAACTGTTTAATATAATCCCATGCTGTCGCCTTACCTTGTTTAAATGTAGGGGATATGAAAGCATATCTGGGGTTTGGCAAAGGACAAGTGAGAGCTGCTTTAATCATGTGATTGACAAGCATAACTGTTTTGCCGCTTCTTCTGTGAGCAACAATTACATTAAATCGGTGCTTATCAATTTTTTTATGCAAAAAATTTTGTAAAACTCTTGGTTTATATGGAATGACAATCTCAGGCACTTAAAAAACAAAACCCCCCTAATGTAGTGTAGCTCCTTTAGGAATAACTAAACTTTCTATGCCAAGATCATTCATTAAAAATTTAGAAAATGATGTTGCTTCTCTTACATTATCAAATCCACCAAAGTGAATAACAACAGACTTACTGCTTTCCATAACATAAATTACTGCTGAATATCCTCTTTTTTCATCTTCAAAATCAATCATAAAAAATTCCTAATCTAGTTATGTGTACCTTCCCACATTTGTAGCAAAGTTCTGTATATAATTTTGCTGTATGGCCGCAAATAAAACCCCATGAAATCCAGGTAAATATACAAAAAAACAAAGTCTAATGAATTTTAATCAATTGCTAAGCTCTAAATATATTGAATTACAACAATTATTTATAAAAACTATCCAGATACTATGTAACCAGGCCAATAAGTATTAAAAAATATTAATTAGTGTCTACAAATCTCTATAACAAGTATAGACTACTTTGTATTTACTGATTGCATAAAACTTAATAAACTTTAATTAAATCAATACTTTTAACTATTCCATTTAACAATAAGAGGACTATCTTTATCGCCAGATACCTTTAAATTATCATTCTTTCCATATACTTTAGGTGATAATTTCTCCGCCCTCCATTTGCTTAATGATATAAATTCTTTAATTAAGTGTGTAGATCCTAAATCTACTTTATCTTTGTGTTTAGCATCTTGAACAGCCTCAGTAATTAAACTTTGGGCATCTGAAAGACTATATTCAATGCCATCTTGCTTTGCTTGAGTATATTTAGCTCTTAATGATGGATATTTCTTCTCATCTAATAACCATTTTCTAAAACATTCCCATGAAATAGAATGATTTTTAAGACTAGCTTTGATGCTTATGCCCTCTGCTAAATCTCTCATTATAGAGTCTATTAATTGTTTACTGTATTTTGTTATATTTGCCATAATTTAGAATTATTCTAATTAGTTTAATGTGTTGCATATTTGCAACAGTATTTTGTTTGTTTTAATCTTGTTTATATCTATCTTAACTTTGTTTTAATAGGTGTTGACAATAGATGTACATATCTATATTAATCTTGTTATGATTCAAATTAACCAAATTAACAATAGGAGGAAAGATGAATCAATATAACTTAAAATATAAATGGACTACTTCAAGAGCTAGAGATACTTATGGATATAATATTTGTACTCTTTTAGTAGATGGAGTTAAAAAGGGTCGTTGTAATGGTGGTGGATATGATATGCAAGGTACATCACTAGGCAATTGGATTGAAAATGAATTTAAAGATGAATTATTAAAATTAAATAATGAATTTTCAGGTTTAACTTTTCATGATCCAAATTGGAAAGTATCAGAGGAAATTATTAAAAAAGAAGAAGAGGGTAAAAGCTTAGGCTTAGAAAGATATCAAGACTTTTACAAACAATCTTCAAAAGTTCCTACTTCAAAACATACAATACCCCAAATTAATGGAGCTGTTGGTATTAATTCAGTTGAAAGAATATTAAATGCAATAGGCTTTCAATATAAATGTATTGACTATAAATCTGGAGTTTATGTTGTTGAGCCATTAAAGGAGGTTGCATGAATAATTACTCATTGAAAGTTACAACTCAAAATTTAAGTAAAACATTCTTTTATTATGAAAATGACAATTTAAATTTTGAACAAGCTAAAAATAAACTTAGACAAGCTCTTAAAAAATTTGAAGATTATAAATTAAAAGGTATTGAGCCAGTTGTCTATGATGAGCGCAATAGAGCAATCAAAGTAACCAATATTGAGATTGTTAAAAATATGGAGGTTAAATGAGTAAATTTAAAAGTAAGTTTCAATATGTTACTTGGGATAAAAATATTGAAAGTTTAGAAAGAGCAATAACAAAATCTAAAAAGTTAGAAAAGCAAGGATATAAATTAAAACCTAATACAATAAGTTTAGGTAATTTATTAATTTATGTAAATCCTAACTATAAAATGGAGGTTAAATGAAAAGTTATAAATATAAATCAATAACTAATATTTTAACTAACCAATTAAACAGAAAGATATTTAATTTTATGGATTATGGAGAGATCCAAAGAATAAAATATCCTAACAATGTTTATCAATTTCCAATTAAACAATACTACAACCAAAAAAGGAGGGTTAAATAATGGAAAATATAATCTTAAATCTTGGTCATGGTTGGTATGATTTCACCAAATTAGATCAATCAAATAATTATATTAAAATTTCTGCTTTAAATTGCATGAGTGATAAAAAAGCAATTAAACAAGCAAGAAATATTTTAAAAAATAAAAAAGCTCAAATATTAATTAAAGAGGAGAATAAATAATGAGTGAAATGACAGATAAAGACAGAGAAACTAAAAAAGAGCTTATTGAGTCTATTCAATCAATATTAAATGCAAATAAAGATAATGATTATTGCTGTCAATATTGGTTATCAGACATGATTAAGCAACAATTTAAATTATATGAAATTTATTAAACAACCAAAAAAGGAGGGTTAAATAAAATGTCAGATAAACCAATCACAGTTAAACAGTTAATTAATAAATTAAAAAAGTTTGATGAAAATATGTATGTAACAGTTAATATACCTCATACAATGTCTGAGGGTAGTTGTTGCATTTCTTATTTATCAAATTTTGGTGAACCAAATTTTACTAACTATGTTGATATAGTTCTTGAGGATAAAGAACATATAACCACACAAATAGAAAGTAATTGTTCAAAAGAAGTTTGGAATAAAACACCAACAAATCAAATATAAACAACCAAAAAAGGAGGGTTAAATAATGAAAAAATTTTATAAATGTGCTTATCAATTAAAAGATAAAATATTAGATAAGAGCTATTTAGGAAAAGTTTATCATCAGGGTACATTAAGAGGGTTTTTTAATTCAAAAGAAGATTGTGAAAACTACACAAAAAAACTTCCTAATTGTAAAAAAATAATAACCACATTTAACAATGATGATGTTCTTAATTTAGTAAAAAGAATAAAGAAAGTTCTTAAGTCAAAAGGTTATAATGTAGGTAGACATTCTGTAATTAGGTATAAAAGTGATGATAGTAACCGCAGCAAAGCTGGAGTTGATATGATTTCAATTAGCGTTAGCGATAAAGATAAAGCTTATAATGAAAAAATAATTGAAGATCATAATATAAGAGATTTTAATTTTGCAAAAAAAGATATTACTTATGCTAATATATTTTTAGATTAAATACCCCTCTGATAATATGAGAGAAAAGATGAAATAACGAAAGGATCAGAGGGATATAATGATTCAAATTAAGTTAAAATGAGAATAACTATATATAGGTTATTCTTAACCCAATTATACTTCATTTAGTATGGTATTTTTGCAACATTGTCAAAGCAATTTTTAATTATTTTATAAATTTATTAATTCCTTTGGTATTGGCAATCACACACAAGTTCAATAAGGCCTCATTATACA